CTACAGCAGCGAGGGCTGCGCGCCGGTGGCGACCATCGTCGCGGCCGCCTTGCTTTCGCGCGGCAGGGGGAGGTTGGCGCGGACGGCGGTTTTGCCGGGTTTGTCGAACAGCTCGGCCAGCAGCACGACCTGCAGCCGGTCGCAGCTGTAATCGAGTGTGGGGTGGGTGAAGCGGCCCGCCGCGTTGATCTCCTCGCGCATCGCCTTGGTGGGCGCGTCGGCGGGGCCGGTGCAGATCAGATAGCCCACCTCCGCCTTCACGCGCTGCCGGTCGGAGTTCAAGGTGGCGAGGTCCGAGCGTGTGCCGGGGCGCGATTTCACCTGGAACACGGCGGTTGCCATCACGTCGCGGCCCTGCGCGTCCCTGTCCGCCAGGAAGCTCATCGTGCCGTCGATGCCGCCGTCCGCGCCCTTCTTGTCGTTGATGCGCGCGCGGTTCTTCGAGAAGGTGAGCACCGCCCACTTCTCGAACTCCTTGCGCGTCTTGTCGTCCTTGCGGTTGGCGAGCGCGATGGCGGCTTCCAGATCGCGCGGGATGCCCTCAAGCCGGATGCGGTCGAGCAGCGCTTCGTAGGCGCCGGGCTGGCTGGCGTAGTGCTTCTCGAACCGCGCGAGGATGAGGCTGATCGACTGGTAGGTGATGTCGATCCCGATCCAGCGCCGGTTCAGCCGCTCCGCCACCGCGACGGTGGTCCCGCAGCCGCAATAGGCGTCGAGCACCGTGTCGCCTTCGTTCGAGGAGGCGCGGATGATGCGTTCGAGGAGAGCTTCGGGTTTTTGGGTGGGGTAGCCGAGGCGTTCCTTGGCGACGTACTCCGATCCTACTTTTGCGCGCGTGATGCCCCGCAACATCGAAATGTCATCCCACCAATCCTGAACCGAGACCCCTTTGCTCTCATCCAGATACCTCTTCATGTAGGGACGGCCAGAAGAAGAATACACTAATCGACCGGCTTCACTAAACTTTCGCATGTTCTCAATAGAATATGCCCAATACCTCCCTGCCGGAGGTGGTATTTGGTCGTATGAATACCCATCGCGTGGAGACTTATACTCCTCGTCGAGATCTGCTATCCAAGCAGTCGTATCGACTTTGCATTTAATGGGCCAAGCGTAGCTGACGTTTCCACCGGGCTTAGCCGCAGTTAAATCTGCTTTATTGAATCGCCGTCCATCCACATCGACATTGCGATACCAGCTTTCGGCAGTCTTGTCCGACAGTGGCTCGTGAAGCTGGTTCCAAATCCGCTTCGGGCCCTTACTGTAAAATAAGATTACATCGTGAACTCGGCCGAAATGCTGACTGCCTTGCGCTCCGTCATTCTGGGCGTCCGAGCGTTTCCAGACGATTTCGTTCACAAAGTCCCCACCCTGTCCGCAGAACACTGCGTCGCAGATCAGCTTCAGATAATGCGACGCGGTCGGGTCGCAGTGGAGGTAGAAGCTGCCCGTGGGCTTCAGCACGCGGTGGATCTCCACGATCCGCTGCGTCATGTGGACGAGGTAGGCGAGCAGCGAGCCGCGTCCCAGCACCACCTCCAGTCCGCGGATCAGCTCGACCGTCTGGCGCGTCCAGCGCGTCTGCCCGGCCGACGGGTCCAGCCGCTCGCCGGACAGGATATAGTCCAGTCCGCGCTCGGCCTCGTTCGTCTCGCTGTGCCAGTTCCAGGTGTCGACGAAGGCCTGCGCCTGCGCGGCGTCCTCCTCGCCCTGGTTGGTGTAGATCTGGAAGTAGTTGCGCTTCGAATTGAACGGCGGATCGATGTAGCACAGGTCGACGTTGCCGGTCGCAACATGCTTCCGCAGCACGTCCAGATTATCGCCGTAATAGAGCTCGTTCTTCGCGCGCGGCTGTTCCGGTCCCGTCATGCAGGAGTGGTAGCCCGCTCGTCCGCTGGGAGGCAACGCCAATCCCGGACGAGCCGGAACAGTATCTATAACCACATTGGAACATTCTTTTTGACAGCGTCACGCTGATCCGGTACCAGAACCCCACGCTGCAGAATTGCGCCTCTCGGCCGACGCCGGGTTCGCCCCGCCGTCCACCGGCGGGGTTTTTTGTTGGCCCTCCCGCGAGGAGACCCCGATGCCCTTTGCTTTCCTACGGAAGGCTGCGCCCCCTCCGGCGCGGCCCGAAGCGGCGCGCCCGCCGCTCAACCGCTTCGCCTCCACCCCCGGCTGGGCGCGCGGGGCGGGGCGGTCGTACGACCAGCTCGTCCGCGCCGGCTATATCGACAACCCCGTCGCGCGCGCCGCGGTCATCCACATCGCGAAGGAGGTCGCGTCGGGGGTGATCGCGGTCAGGCCGGGCGACCATCCCGCGGCGGCGCTGCTGAAGGCGCCAGCGACCGACCAAGGCGGGCCCGAGCTGATCGAGGCGGTGGCGAGCTTCTACGCGCTCCACGGCAACGCCTTCATCGAGGTGGCGTGCGGCGACGACGGCATGCCAGCCGCGCTCTATGCGCTGCGCCCCGAGCGCGTGACGATCGAGCCCGGGCGCGACGGCTGGCCGAGCGGGTACGTCTATCGCGGCGGCGACTCGACGCGGCGCCTGCCCGCGTTCCTTCCGAACGGCGCGCCGGGGCTGCTGCACATCCGCAGCTTCCACCCGCTGGACGACCATTATGGGCTGGGCGGCCTCAGCGCGGCGGCGAGCGCGATCGAGACGCACAACGCTGCCGCGCGCTGGGCCGGAGCGCTGCTGGACAATGCCGCGCGGCCGAGCGGGGCGCTGGTCTACGATCCGGGCGAGCCGGGCGCGACGCTCAGCGCCGAGCAGTATGAGCGGCTGAAGGCCGAGATGGAATCGGGCTTCCAGGGCGCGGCGAACGCCGGGCGGCCGATGCTGCTGGAAGGCGGGCTGCGCTGGCAGCCGCTGGCGCTGACCCCCGCCGAGATGGATTTCGCCGCGACGCGCGCGCAGGCGGCGCGCGAGATCGCGATGGCGTTCGGCCTGCCGCCGCTGGTGTTGGGGCTGCCCGGCGACGCGACCTATTCGAACTACGCCGAGGCGCAGCGCGTCGCCTGGCGCACGACGATCCTGCCGATCGCCGAGCAGATCGCGGCGGCGCTTGAGGCGCATCTCAAAGCCTGGTGGCCCGAGCTGACGATCGCTGCCGAGCGCGACCGCGTGCTCGTGCTCGCGCCCGACCGCGTGCAGCAATGGGCGATGATCGGCGGGGCGGACTTTCTGACGAACGAGGAGAAGCGGGCCATGCTGGGGATCGGGGACGAACAATGAGCGCCGACAACGCGGCGGCGGCGCCGATGCTTGCGGGGCTGATCGCGCAGGCCGCGGGCGAGGGCGCCGACGTGGTGACGCTGCGCGCGCTGGTGGAGGAAGCGAGCGAGCTGGGCGCCGGACGCGCGCTGAAGCGCATGGGACTGCACGATGGCAGCGCGGTGCAGGACATCGGCGAGCTGCGCCAGGTGCTGCAGGCCTGGCGCGACGCCAAGCGCGCGGCGCGCATGGCGCTGGTCGGCGGGTTGCTGCGCGGCCTGCTCGCAGCGCTGCTGGGCGCGCTGGCCGTGAAGTTCGGCCTGCACTGGCTGCTGCTGAGGCAACATCCGTGAGCGCGCGGATCGCAGGCTACGCAGCCGTGTGGGACCATCCCGACCACGGCCGCGACGTGATCCGCCGCGGCGCCTTCGCCCGCGCGCCCAAGGGCGGGCTGCCGCTGTTGTGGCAGCACGATGCCAAGCGCCCGATCGGGCGGATCGAGAGCGTGGCGGAAGATGCGCGCGGGCTTCGGGTCATCGGCCGCATCGCCGACGGATCGACGGCGGGGCACGAGGCGATGGCGCTGGTGAAGGCCGGCGCGCTGACGGGGTTGAGCTTCGGCTACCGCGTCCGCCGCGCGCGCGACCGCCCGCCGGGGCGCGAGCTGCTCGACCTGGAGCTGCTGGAGGTGAGCCTGGTGACCTTCCCGATGCAGCCGCGCGCGCGGGTGCTGGGGTGGGAGAGCGGCTGAGGCGACCCCTCGCCCTCGCCCTCGCCCTGGCCGCTGATGCGGCCGGGAGAGGGCACGACCATCGAACCAACCCAAGGCCCCCGCGCGGGGCCTTTTTCATGACTGGAGGACCCATGAGCTACGAAACCAAGGCCGATGCGCTGGAGGCGGTGTTCGACAACCCCGCGCCGCAGGACGAGCGCGTCACGCGTCTCGCCGACCAGGTGGAGCGCCTGTCCGAGCGCGTCGGGCGGCTGACCGCAGCCCGCCCGCCGCTGTCGGGCGCCAAGTCCGACGCCGAGCCGCAGCGGAAAGCGTTCGTCGACGGTTATCTGCGCAAGGGGCTGGATACGGGCGTCGAGCTGAAGGCGCTCGCTGCATCGAGCAACAGCGACGGCGGCTTCGCCGTGCCGAAGGAGATCGACGCCTCGATCCAGCGGATCATCCGCGACATCTCGCCGATCCGCGGGATCGCCACCGTGGTGAACGTCGGATCCTCGCAATATCGGCGCCTCATCAGCCTGAACAATGTCGCGAGCGGCTGGGTGGCGGATTCGGCGGCGCGGCCGGTGCTGGCGAACGACACACCCAAGTTCGCCGAGCTGGTGCCGCCGATGGGCGAGCTCTACGCGCAGCCGACCGCCAGCCAGTCGATGCTCGACGACGCAGCATTCGACGTGGAAGCCTGGCTCGCCGACGAGATCGCGCGCGAGTTCGCTCGCGCCGAGGGCGTCGCTTTCGTCAGCGGCAACGGCACCAACCGGCCGCAGGGCTTCCTGAGCGTCCCGACCTCGACCGTCGCGGACTCGGCGGGCACGCGGCCGTTCGGGACGATCCAGTATGTGCCGACGGGCGTGGCGAACGGCTTCCCCGCGACCAATCCCGCCGACATCGTGATCGACCTGGTGACCGCGCTGCGCCCCGCCTACCGCCAGGGCGCAGTGTTCTTGATGAACAGCCGCACGCTCGCGGCGGTGCGCAAGTTCAAGGATACGACCGGTCAGTTCATCTGGCAGCCTGCGATGCAGGGCGAGCGGCCGGGCATGTTGTTCGGCTATCCGGTCGTCGAAGCCGAGGACATGCCCGACATCACCTCGGGCGGCATGGCAATCGCGTTCGGCAATTTCCGCGAAGGATATCTGATCGCCGAGCGCAGCGAGACGACGATCCTGCGCGATCCGTTCTCGAACAAGCCGTACGTCAACTTCTACGCGACCAAGCGCGTCAGCGGCTGCGTCTCCAACAGCGAGGCGATCAAGCTGCTGCGCTTCGCCGTCAGCTGACGGCTGCCTGACCGGGCGGGACTTCCCTCCCCTTTCGCCCGCCCCACCCTGGGCGCGGCGCGCCGGTTCGCCAGCGCGCCGCGCCGCCTTTCGCCGACAGGAGCCTGCCAATGCCTGCGGTGGTGACCGACGATTTCACGGGCACGAACAATGCGAGCCTGAGCGGCCGCACGGCCTCCGGCGGCGTCTGGAGCGTGCAGGGCGTCGCCGACGGGCTGCTGATCAACGCTTCGAACCGGCTGAAGCTGGGCGGCAGCGGCGCGGGAACGCTCGCCCGCGTCAATGCCGGCAGCGCGGACCACTATGCCAAGCTGGTCTGCTGGGCGGTCGGGACCAGCTCGGCCGGACCGGCAGTGCGAGCCGTCGACGACCGGACGCTGATCGCGGCCCGGCCGATCAGCGCGACGTCGGTGCAGCTGACCAAGCGCGTCGCAAGCACAAGCGACAGTTCGGTCGGCGTCATTTCCGGTCTGACGCTGACCCCGCCGTTCACGCTGGAGCTTCGCGTCAGCGGCACGACAATCTGGTGCGCGCTGAACGGCGCGATCATCGGCCCCGCAGCGGGCTATGCGATCACCGACAGCGCCTTCGCGGGGCTGACAACGGTCGGCATCTGGGCACGCGGCAGCACCGGCGACCCGGTCGCCGACGACTTCGAATGCGGCACCTACGCGGCCGCAGCCGTACCCGCTGGCGCGCGCCACGCGAACCGGGCGGCAGTTGGCGCACTGGGGCTACGGGTGCCACTCGCGCCAGCAGCAGCGCGAAACCCGAACCGGGCTGGTTCCGGAACGATCACGCTGCGGCTGTCGCTGACTCCGTCCCTGGCGCGTTCGGCTCATCTCGCAGGGGCGGCAACGCTGGGGCTGCAGCTGCCACTTGCGCCAGCCGCCGCGCGCTCGCCCCAGCGTGGCGGGGCCGTCGCGCTGACCCCGGCGGCTGCGCTCACGCCCGCGGGTGCGCGCTCGGCCGGGCGAGCGGGCACGTCATCACTGGCGATCCTCGTGCCGCTCACCCCGGGGGGCGCCCGCTCGCCGACCCGGGTAGGTCCATCGGCGCTCGCTCTGTGGTTGAGCTTGGCGCCCACAACATCCCGCCAACCCAGCCGGACATCGGCGCCAACGGTCACGCCCGGTGCGGTGCCGATCGCGCCGCTCCAAGCGGCTCAACGGCAGCGGGCCGGGATCGCGGCAGTGGCCATCCGGCTCGGCCTCGCGCCGGTCGCGGTCTGCCATGCCGGTCGCGCTGCGACCGGCATGGTCACCGTCGACCGCCCGCCGCGACTGTTCCGGGCGACGGTCCCGGCGGAGACGCAGTTCTCCGCGCTCCGGCCCGAACCGGCCGGCGCGGTCGCAGCCGAAGACCGAGCCACCACGGCAACCCGTCCCTGATCCGACCGCGGGCGCACCTCGCGCTGCCGCGCACATAACCGCAACCTCAAGGAGATGACCGATGGCGAAAGCCTGTAGCCCCGACGTGCTCGACGGGGCGCTGAACATCGTGCGCACCAATGCCACGCGCATGGTGGCCTGCGCGGGCCAGCCTGCGAGCTACGCCGCTGCCAACAGCGGCAAGCTGGCAGAGGCCGTGATGGCATCGGGCGACTTCACGCTCGCCGCCGGTGTCACCAACGGCCGCCGCGCGACGGTTGCCGCCAAATCGAACGTGAGCGTGCTCGCGGCAGGGACCGCGGACCATGTCGCGCTGCTCGATCCCACCGGCAGCCGCCTGCTCTACGTGACGACCTGCCCCGCGCAGGCGCTCGTCATCGGCGGAACCGTCAGCTTCGCCGCGTGGGACATCGAGATCGGCGACCCGGTCTGAGGAGGGCCCCATGAGCTACTATCTGAAAGACCCGGCGAGCATCGCCGAATACCAGCTCGACTGGTCGCCCTGGCTGGGCGGCGCGGTGACGCTGACCGCCTCCAGCTGGACCATCGTCCCCGCCGAGAGCGGTGGGCTGCAGCGCCTGACCGACACGCTGGCGGGCGCAAGCACGACACTGCGCGCCAGCGGCGGCGCGGCTGGCAAGGTCTATCGCGCCACCAACCGCGTCGACCTCTCCGACGGGCGGCGCGAGGAGCGCACGCTCGCGGTGCGCGTGGAGGACCGCTGATGCTGGCCGAACTGGAGCCGCCCGCGGCCGAACCGGTGAGCGTGGCCGAGCTGAAGACCTTTCTGCGACTGTCGGGATCGGAGGAGGACGCGCTGCTGGCCGCCTTCCTGCGGACGGGCCGCGCGATGTGCGAGGCGTTCACGCGTCTGACGCTCATGCAGCGCAGCTTTGCCGAGACGCTCGGCGGAGCGGGCCCGCGCCGCCTGACCGCGTCGCCGGTCACGCAGGTGACGTGGGTGGAGACGCTCACGCCCGATGGTGCCACGGCCGCGATCCCGCCCGCTATGTGGAGCGTGACGGTCGACCCCGATGGGGTCGCAACCATCGGCGCGCCCGCCGCCGACCGCGACCGCTTGCGCGTGCAGTACCGTGCCGGGCTGTCGCCCGACTGGAACGGCATTCCCGAGCCGCTGCGCCAAGGCGTGATCCGCCTCGCAGCGCATCTGTTCGCCAACCGCGACGGATCGGGCGACCTAGGGCCGCCTGCAGCCGTCGCGGCGCTGTGGCGGCCGTGGCGGCGCATCCAGCTGTAATCATCCGGAGACTGCCATGACCGAACTGACCGGCCGGCTGCGCACGCGACTGGGCGTCGAACGCTGGCGCGACCTCGATGAGGGCGGGCTGTGGGCTGCCGACGGCGAACTGTGGGCCGAGATGGCCGCCACGCCCGAGCGAATCGCGGCCGATGGCGGCGCCGAGCGGCGACGCCCGCGCTTTCGCCTGACCACGCGGCCATGCCCGATCGACGAGACCTGCCGCCTGACCTGGGCGGGGCGGACGCTGAACGTGCTCACCGTCCGTGCCGACCCGGCCACCCCCGACCGTATCGAAATCCTAGCCGAGGAGAGACTGTGATGAAAACCGAGACGACACTGAAAGGCCTGGCCGCGAAGGCGGCGAAGCTGGGCGGCGACCGCGCGAAGGCGGTGATCCAGGCCGGAGCCACAGCCGCCGCAACCGAGCTGGCGGGTATCGCCGCCGAAGCGGTCGCGCAGGGCATCAGGCTGGCCGGCACCGGCATCCGCAACCGGATGGACCGCGGAGAGGCGAAGCTGCTCGCGTGGATCGAGGGGCTGCGCGCCAAGGCCGGAGCGCGCGAGTGAGCGCATCGACGGCGCTGGTGGCGGCGGCGGCTTCAGCGCTGCGCGCCGACGCGGCACTGAAGCCGCTGGTGTCGGGCGTGTGGGCAATGGCTCCCGCGCCCGGCGCCAAGCCGCCCTATGCGGTGGTGGGGCCGGACATCGCGACCGATTGGTCATGCAAGGACCGCCAGGGCCGCGAGCACCGCCTGCGCGTGACGCTGTGGGCATCGCCCTACCCCGCCGCAGCTCCAGCCGCCGCAGTCGACCGCATCGAAACGGTGGTGAGCGGCCTGTCGGGCGCGCTCGGCGGCGGCTGGCGGATCTTGTCGATCGGCTTCCTGCGCAGCTTCACCGCCGCGCCCGAGGACGGCGGCCCCAGCGAACATGTGATCGAGTTCCGCGCCCGCACCGAGCGCATCAGCCAATAAGGAGACCCCCTATGCCAGCCGAAAAGGGCAGCGCCTTCCTGCTGAAGGTGAGCGATGGCGCGACCCCGCCCGCATACCAGACGATCGCGGGCTTGAAGACCACGCAGCTTGCGATCGAGGGTGAGGCCGTCGTCATTACGAACAAGGGCTCGGGCGGGTGGCGCGAGCTGCTTTCGGGCGCAGGCATCCGCCAGGTCTCGATCAGCGGATCGGGCGTGTTCACCGGCTCGGCCGCCGAAGAGAAGCTGCGCGGCAGCGTGCTCGCCGGAAGCGTCGACGACTATGAGGTGAGCTTCGAGAGCGGTCAGCGCATCCGCGGCCGGTTCCTCGTGTCGCGGCTTGATTACAGCGGCGATTTCAACGGCGAGCGGACCTACAGCCTCAAGCTCGAATCCTCCGGCGCGGTGAGCGTGCTGTGAACCCGCATCGCGGCGAGGCGGCGCTGGAGCTGTTCGGCGAGCGCTGGACCGTGCGGCCGAGCTTCGAGGCGCTGGTCGCCGCCGAGGACGAATTGGGGCCGCTGTTCGAACTGATCGACCGTGCCGCTGCGGGCAAGCTGAAACTTTGCGAACTCGCCGCGCTCATCTGGCACTGCATGGCGAAGCGGCCCGAGGGGCTGACGCGCGCTGCGTTCGGCGAGGCGCTGATCGGCCTCGGTCTCGCGCGCCTTACCCCGGTGCTGCGCGCGATCGTTGCCCAGGCGCTGAATGGGCGCTGAGGGCGCGTTCGGCCCGCGCGCGCTGCTGCTGGCAGGGCTGGCCGCGCGCGTGCTCGGCTGGCGCCCCGCCGAGTTCTGGACCGCGACGCCTGCCGAACTCGCGGCCGCGCTTGGGCTTTCCGCCCAGCCCGGCTCCGCGCTCGACACCCACGGCCTCCGCCAACTGATGGAGCGTTTTCCCGATGGACGATGAGATCGACAGCCTGGTGCTCCGCGTCCGCGCCGACACCGGAGCCTTCGCGCGCGATGTCGCCGACATGCGCCGCCAGCTGGAGGGACCGCTCTCCGACGGAGCGCGCGGCGCGGGTGGAGCGATCGAGGCCGCGCTGGGCCGCGCCGCGCGCACCGGCCGCGTGGGGTTCGAGGACCTCGCCCGCGTCGCTGTCCGGGCCTTTTCCGAGATCGCGGGCGAGGCACTGCGGTCCGGCCTTGGGCTGGGCAGTGGTGGCGGGATCGCCGACACCGGCGGAGGGCTGCTGTCCTTCGCGGCCGCAGCTCTCGGGGCGCCCGGCCGCGCGACGGGCGGGCCAGTCGAGGGCGGTCGCGCCTATCTCGTCGGCGAGCGCGGGCCCGAGCTGTTCGTGCCCAACGCGAGCGGCCGGATCGAAACCGGCGGCGGGGGGCGGGCGCCGGTCAACATCACCGTGAACGTCAGCCCGCCCGCCGGAGCCGAGCCGGGCTACATGGCGATGAGCGGCCGCCAGGTCGCGCGCGCCGTCGCGATCGCGCAGGAGCAGGCACGATGAGCTGGTGGTTCGCACGAGCCGAGGAGCAGCGCCGCACCGACCAGCTGATGCGCTTCGATCCGCGCTTCTGGACGGTGAACTTTCCGCGCCCGATGATGGCGAGCGTCGTCTCGACCGGCCCGGCGTCGCTGCGCGTCGACGCCGAGTTCTACACCGGCGCCGATCTCGCGGGCCTGATCTGGGAAAGCGAGGACCGGCACGACCACCCGCTGCTCCGCTATCGGACCGCGCGCGATTATCGCGACGTGCAGCTGGCTTTCCGCTGGCGTTCGGGCGGCGTGGTGCCGCTCGACGCGGTCAACGGCCCGACGCTGACGATCGAAGGTCGCGACGCGAGCGGGCAGCCGCGCGCCTGGTATGTGCGGCTGTGGAACTACGCTGCGGGCACGCCGAACGACGCGCGCATCTCGATCGATTTCGCGGCGCTTTCCGGCGGGTTCCGACTGCCCGACAACGCCGATCCGGTCTGGGCGGGCGACATCGACCGCATGTTCATCAGCCTCGCGCCGCCCGGCTTCGGCACTCCCGGCCCGTTGCCGGCGCCGTTGGCGGGCTGGGTGGAGCTGAGCGAGATCACCACCGCGGGCGAGGGCGCGATCATCGCGATCGGCGACGCCTTCCTGCCCGAGCACAGCCTCCGCGCTGCGACGGGCTATGACGACCAGTACCATCTGACGCCGGCGCGGCTGCTGCGCACGATCGAAGCGCTCGGCTATCGCGAGTGGATCAACCACTATGTCGGGATGAGCCACCAGTTCCGGCTGCGCTGGGATGCGAGTGAGGCTCGGCTGGTGGCGGACGACGGGGGCACGGCGCCATTCAACACGCCGTTTCTTGCATGGCATCGCGATCTCGCGGCCCGCGCAGGCGTGCTCGGCTACCGACTGATCCTCGGCCTCAGCTACGAGCTGTTCGACGCGCATTGCCCGCGCGGCTGGCGGCAGCTGAAAGCGGATGGGTCGCCCGCGCTGACGGGGTGGTCGCCGCCCTCGGGATTGCTGTCTCCTGCAGTTTCGGCAGCGCAGGCGTATCTGGAACGCTGCGCCGCAGCGCTCGCGCGCATCGCGGGCGAGGCGGGGCAGCCGGTGCATTTTCAGGTCGGCGAGCCGTGGTGGTGGACCGGTTCCGACCGGCAGCCCGCGATCTACGACCCGGCAGCAAAGTCACGGTTTACGACCGAGACAGGGCTTGCGCCGCCACCCCCCGTCGCCGACTCGTCCGTTCAGCTGAGCGACGCCCAACGCGGCTATTTCACTTGGGCGGGCACGTTGCTCGCCCGCTCGACGGTCGCTGTCGCCGCTGCTGCCAAAGCCGCTGTTCCGGGCGCCACGAGCTACTTGCTGTTCTACTCGCCGCAGGTGCTGGGGCGCGACGCCGACAACCTGGCGCTGCTCAACATGCCCGAAGGCTGGCGCGCTCCGGCATTCGACGTTTTCCAGCTGGAAGACTACGACTTCGTCACTGAAGAGAACGGCGCGGCAGCAGCTCGCGCCCGAGGACTAGTAGATGACAAGCTGGCCTACCCACCGGCCCGCCAGCACTATTTCTCGGGGTTTGTGCTGAACACAGCCGATCGCGATCGATGGGACGCGATCATCAGTGCGGCCGAGGATGCGCGAACGCGCGGCGTGCCGCAGGTTTTCCTTTGGGCGATGCCGCAGATCATGCGCGACGGCCTGACCTACTTTGAAGGAGCCGACATGGCGAATGCATTCGACGACGTGCTGTTCCCGCTCTCGCTGGGCCTCGATGCCGCCGCCGAACCGGCTTTCACGACTCAGGTCGTGACCACCGCCAGCGGCCGCGAGCAGCGCAACAGCAGCTGGGCGGACGCGCGCTGCAAATATGAGCTCGGCTCCGGCCTGCGCGCCGAAACTGAATTGCGCGAACTCCTCGCGTTCTTCCGAGCGCGAGGTGGACGTGCACGCGCATTCCGATTCCGCGACCCGATCGACAGCAGCTCCGCCGCAGGTGGTGGCGAGCCGAGCGCGTTCGATCAGCCGATCGGCATTGGCGACGGCCTGCGGACGCGCTTCCCGCTGACCAAGAGCTACGGCGGCGGAGCACCACGGCGGATCACCCGGCCAGTGCCCGGATCGGTACGGCTGTCGGTCGGCGGGGCGGAACGGGCCAGCGGCTGGACGCTGCAGCCCGGCGGGATCGTGCAGCTGGAGACGCCGCCCCCCGCCGGAGCCGCGGTGGCGGCTGGGTTCCGCTTCGATGTGCCCGCGCGCTTCGACAGCGACTCGCTGCCGCTCAGCCTCGCCGCGGTGCGAGCCGGCCAGATGCCGCCGGTGGCGCTGATCGAAGTACGCGAGGACTAAGGCGGTGCTCAACCTGTTTCCCGCGCTCGCTGCCGCGATCGGTAGCGAGCTGACGACGCTCGCGCTGTGTTGGCGCATCGATCGCGCTGACGGAGTCAGCGTCGGCCTGACCGCGCACGACCGGCCGCTCCGGATCGATGGCCTGCGGTATGAAAGTGATCCCGGCATCATGCCCTCGGCAATCCGGACCGCGCTTGCGGGCGACCATCATCAGATGGATGCAGCCGGGGCGCTGAATGGGCGATCAATCAGCGAGACTGACCTGGTGCTGGGCCGCCTAAACGGCGCTCAGCTGACCGTCTTCCTGGTGGACTGGTCAGCGCCGGAGGTCGGCACAATCCCGCTCGCGAGCGGCGAGTTGGGCGACGTGCGCTGCAGCAACGGGCGCTTCGAGGCGGCGATGCTGTCCGTTCTGGCACGCCTCGACCGCGCGGAGCCGGAGCGCTTCTCGCCAGACTGCCGGGCGAGCTTCGGCGACCGCCGCTGCGGCGTGAACCTTGGAGCGCACGAAGCGGACGTCGTCGTCACTGCCGCGGAGGGCGATTGGCTGCTTGTCTCGCCGACGCCGGATGCCGAACGGTTCCGGTACGGCCGTCTTCGCGTGATTTCCGGCAGCAGCAGCGGCGTCGATCGCGCGGTCGCGGATGCGGACGGCGAGCGGCTGTTGCCAGCCGAGCCCCTGCAGCTCGCGCCGGGTACGCGCCTCCGCCTGCGGGCAGGGTGCGATAAGCGCTGGGAGACGTGCCGCGACCGGTTCCGCAACACCCAAAATTTCCGCGGTGAGCCCAACCTACCTGGCTCCGATGCGCTTCAGCGCTATCCGTCGTGACCCAGCCGCCCGGCGAGCGCCTCGTCGTGGCGGCCCGGAGACTGGTGGGCGCGCGCTTTCGAAGCCAGGGTCGGGACCCAAGGACCGGTCTCGACTGCATCGGCGTAATTGACGCGGCAGCTAGAGCGGCCGGTTTGCCGCTGGCCGCGCCGCGAGCGCACTACTGCCTCAGCGGCGACCAAAGCGTAGCCGATCTCGACGCCGGGTTGGCGCAGGCGGGCCTGGTGCGGGCCAATCAGCCGCGTCTGGCGGGGGACGTCCTGCTCTTCGCTATTCCGCTTGGCGGCCCGCACCTGGCGATCTGGACGGGCAGTACGATCGTCCACGCGCACTCCGCAATCCTGCGCGTAATCGAGGGCCGCGTCGATCCCGCGTGGCCGATCGCGTCCGAGTGGCGCCTGATGGAGGGTTGA